ATGAATGCATACAGTATACCTCCTCTGCTAAGCTCGATAATTCTTTTCATACTATTCTTGATGGGAATATTTAAAGCAAAAAATGCGCATGTTAATCTTCTGTTCTCTCTTATATGTCTGATTGCCTGTATGCTCAACATTGATAAAACATTGCTTACAATTATAGAGGATAAAACCCTGGCGATCAGGATAAGCAGAACAGACCATGCTTTTCTTGTTCTCATTATCCCGCTCTATCTTCACTTTACTATTTTAGCAACAGAACATAAGGGGTGGATGCCTCTTGTAAAAATATTTTATATTGTTGCCTTCCTTCTTGTGCCGCTCACGCAACACCCACTTTACCTGACTGGTGTCATACCATACTATTTTGGTTATTTTGCTGCTTCGGGCCCGTTATTTTATATATTCGGCACATTCTGCACATTAAGCATTGCCCTCTCTCTCTATCTGCTTTTCAAAACCCTTAAAACCGAGAAGGTTTCTATCAAAAAAACAAGGATAAAATACATTATTTTAAGTTTTGGTCTTGCTGCCCTTGTAAACCATTATGATGTTGCTATTATGGGAGGATACGAAGCATATCCCATGGGTAATTTTATTTTTGTCCCCATGTGTCTTCTCGGATATGCAATTTACCGCCATGATGTGATGGAATGGAAAATATTCCTGAATAAGGGCATTGTGTTTGTTACCCTGCTTCTTATATCTACAGGCTTTTTTATCGGCCTGCAGGTTCTGTTAAAAACTATTTTTCTGAATTCATTAAACACAGATCTGATATCGTTGATGGCAATGTTATTTACTTTCCTTTTAATTTATTTTTCCAAGGAAAAGGTACAACATTTTCTTACACAATTTCTCCAACAGGAATTTATAAAAAACAGAAAAGCGATAAAAGATCTCAGTTTTGAAATATTAACGCTCTATAGTGTCGGAAAAATCAGAAAAACAATCATTGAAAGACTGTCAAAGACTTTTATTCTCGAAAGATGTAACATGAAAATGGTTTCAAGGATAGAAGAAGGCGAGTCTTTTAGATTCATTCGTGAAGTTGATGAGTCTTGGAAACAGGGCTATAGATTGTCTTTGTCTGTACCTTCCAAATCACACCCTGCATATCTGTTATTGGGCGAAAAGGGTGATTCAAGTCTTTATACGGCTGAGGAAACTGAGATATTGTCAATTCTTGCAAATCATAAAGCCGCGCGTTATAAATAAAGCCTAAAAATTGCGATAAATGGCTTTTTAAAATTGCTTGACCATGTCAAATATTGTTTGATTATACCTCCGGTTTATAGTTCATAATTAACAATTCTGTCACCTGCTTTTTCCTGTCAGCGCCTGCCGCGGAGTAGCTGGTTGCGACTTCTTTAATATGAAAGTTTTTGAATAGTTCCAGGATCTCTGGAGCATCATTGATGGACATAATGAATTTGCCCTGAATTGTGGAAAGAAGTTGGGCCAACAAAGAGAAATCATCCCGTGAGAATATCCCTGGGCCATAATAATTCTCATATTTATAATAAGGAGGGTCCACATAAAAGAAAGTGCCTGGGCGGTCATATCGCTTTAATATTGCCTCGTAGGGTTTATTTTCAATATAAACCCTACAAAGTCTGAGTCGTTGATAATTTCCACTTCTGATTCTTCCTTCCGGAATAGAAGCCACGACGCACCTGTAAATACCTCACAATAACACTGGTGTTCCGGAATAAGTGGGATAATTTTTCTGGTAAGCAGCGATTTGCCACCCATGTAATTAAGAAAACTGTTCATTGAAGCCCTCCCTTTCAAATTGAATTTGATTTCAGGGGAGTTTCCCTGCTACACTAAACTATCTATCGAAACGGCGGATGGTAGCGGGTTATCCCGTCATGTGTGCCAACACATGGTTTCAGGAAGGGCTTACTCCCTTGACTGCTGTCCGTCTTTTTAATCCTCCGGTGTGGTAGGCCACACCTGTGCCGCGTAATCTATAATCCTCGGCAAGTCCCTTAATGCCTGCTTATATTCCCGCCAGGCTTGCTTCTGATCAGGTGTCATGGCTTCCCATTTGTCAGCGTTGCAACGGACTATGTCCACCTCGTTGAGCAACTGATCCCGTTTTGGTCTTATCTCTGCATTGAGCCATCTCTCACGGTTAATGACCCAAACCCCGTCAATCAAATCATAATACACTGATATACGCGGGTCATGACCGACATCGGTTTCCGCAGGGGCAATGCCCAATGTCTCAATTGTGTATTTTGTCCCGTCCTGCCTCCACCATATCTCTCCACGATGATCGGGTATAACACGCCATCTGCCGCCCTTAAAAACAGAGACCTCGTGTTCCCGGACTTCCGGGGGAACCTCGGTTGTTGAATAGGCTGGTATCAGGTATATATCTTTGCCCTGCTTTTTTGTTTCCATCGGGTCAAGTGTTGCCGATGATGTGCCTACGCATATGCCTGTTTCCGGGTCATAGTTATATATTTGCATAATATCCCCCTGCTTAGTATTTAATGATCCACATCACATTAACGTTTATGGGTCGGGTTTCATTTCCGCCATAGGCAACTTCATATCCAGTAGAACCGCCTGTTATGCTTGTACCGGAGAGAAAAACATCATAGTCTCCTATGGTCCCGGAGTCCTGGTAGTTTATTGCATGTCTATGGGATTCTACACTATAAGCCTGTTTTGTTCCCACATGATCGCCTGTAGTCCCGTCACCTCTGTCTGTACGACTTGCTTTATCCGGGTCTGTTGTTTGCCCATGCGCCCAGCCCCTGATAAACCTGCCTCGAAAATCCGGCAGATTAAATGTTGTTGACCCATCACCAACCCCATATGTTGTACCTATTACAGCATACAACGCCGCATAGGTTGTTCGGCTTATTGCCGCTCCGCTGCATTCCAGCCATCCAGTCGGTGCGGTTTCTGTCAGCCAGGCGACAACAGTGCCTACAGGGTTTAATGCCTGGTGTTTATGCGTACCGTCTGTATTGTGCTCAATCTGCGAGAGTCTATTAATGGTATCCGTTTTTGTGGGGTGGTTCGCTCCAACCAGTTCCTCCGTGTACTGGATGCGCTGATCCGTTGCCCAGCCGGGCAGTGCCAGACTCATCGCTAACATCATCAAAACAGCAAATGACAAGAATTTCTTTTTCATATCCTTTCCCTCCTTTTAATAATCTGTCATATCTCTTGCGCTTCCGGCAGATATTGTACCGTCAGCCGTATATGTGCCGTCGGCAATCGCCTGCGTTCCATACAAATATCTTCCCGTGTCTTGCACTGTATAACGGATTTTACCGGCAGGATCATCCGGGGACACGGAAAGGACCTTCCAGAGATGGTTTTTATAAGATTCACCGTTCCTGTCATATAGTCTTTCCATTGATGCTATAATCAGATCACCAATATCAACATGAACGTTTTCTGCCGGATATTCTTCGAAGACTACAGGGTCCCACAAAGGGTTTTTAAATTTACTTACAATGATATCCTGTACAGCTTGCACGTTGGTTAAATCACGGCACCAGTAAAATTTATACGGTTCGCTTGGTGTTCTGACGCCATAGTCGGATTGACTCTGAGCGTCCACATGCGCCATATCATCGGTATGATGCTTAAAATCATTGTCCTGGACATAGTCATATCCATAAGAACAGGGGCATTGATTGATAATATTATCGAGGCTTTGCTCTGCTGATGCCATATGAGTGTTGGCCTTCCGGAAAATGGCGGCTTTGTCATTTTCGTTAATTGTGCCGTCATCGATTTCAAAACAAAGTGTTTTCATGGCGTCGAGATATACAATGCCGAGAAAGCTGCTCATCTTTTGCTGCTGCAGCGTCCATATGTTGATGTCCTGGTGAATTACGCCTGCCGCCTTATAAGCCGCTGCCGTGAATACCTGTCTTGCCTTTGCCTGTTTTGTCGAGTTAAATAATGATGATGTAAATCCACAGGAAACAGTAAGAAAGTCAGCGGCTATATCAACAATATTTGTCATCAGCGTTGACCCGCCCGATGTTGTGGGCTTGCCCTTGCCTTGAACTGAGATTACTGATGATGCCTGATCTGTTGTAAATGTGATTGTGCTTATTACCCCTTCGCTTTCATAGTTGTTTGAATGACTGAAGGTATACCCGGATGGCACAACAACTCCATCCTTGTAAACAATTATTGTGTTACCGTTGGCAGCACTCAAAACCTCATGAGCGGCATAGCAGTACACATAATTGACGGTATCTATGCATGGTGCTATCCAGTTGCCGGATGACCCGTCCGTCAGATCTCCATATACCTCCGGTAGCCTGTCATTGCTGTTTAAGGGATTGGCATAACGCCCGGTCCTTTTCAGATAATATGTATCATTCAGGGTCATTGTTCATCCGCTGTGATGCTCATTATATTCCCGTTCGATGTGAGGGCAATCTTTGTAATTATCCCGCTGAAATCCCTCAAATGCTGCGCATGGGTATGATCCTCAAACCCTTTATACCTCCGCAGTTCCTTGCCGAGAAAAGACTCTTTTGCAATTATCTTTGAGCAATAATCTTCGCTGTTATCCAGATCGATGTTGATGCTCTGTAGCTGCCGGGCGCCGTATGATTGTAAATTACTGATGTTTGCCGGGCGCATGGTGCGCTCGAAACTGCCGGGGGAAATAAGCCTTTCGCCGATGGAGAGTGTGCCGTAGGTGCTGCTGCCTGCAATAATTGTCCCGTCGGCAAGATGAGTGCCGTCGGCAATGGAAGAGCCAGTCTCTGAAAATATGTTTGTCAGGCCCTTGGCGGCAAATGCCCTCCAGCCCATAGAAGATTCGATTAAAATATAAACTGTAGGAAAATCACCTCTTAATATGCGCCTGTGAAAATCAATCGAAGTTCTGATGCTCATAAGCTGCTCGCAACCGGCCTTAGTGTAATTGTCATATCATTACGGTCATGATTTGTATCCTTTCCGCTGAGGCCGCGGATTTTTGCCATTACAAAATCCGCAGGAGTTGCAGGGTTATCATTGAAATATACAGGTTTGTAGTCACCTGCTGTTTTTACGCCTATTACTTCCATCATTGTGTGTATGGCAGCGACATCCGTATCAGGGACATTGACGTAATTAATAGTCAACGGTTTGATCAGGTTATAATATTTATCGCTTTCAACCCCGTATGGCGATTCGGTAACATCCGATTTGATATCATAATTCCAGCTCATCCCATAAATCCGGGGAACCGATATCTCAAGATAGGAGCCTAAAAACAATTCGGATATCTCGATATATCCGTCCGGGTTGGCAAGATCAGTGACTTTTAGCCGCCAGTAACGTTTTGTTGTGGCGACTGACAGATAATGCAATATCTTGTCAGCAATCCAGGTCACAGACTCCGAAAACTGTGGGCTGCCTCCGTTTGAATCAAACGTGGCGGCATCATCAGCCTCAAGGGTTATCGTCGCGGCACTGGTAAAATTATGATCATACACAGCCATCGCCTTGACCTCTTTCGCTGATCCGAGATCGATTGTGACGGTATTCGGTAATTCGAGTATCTGCGACATATATCGGTCATCCCGGCGTGATGTGAGCATCTTCCCGGGATTAAATAGATTGATGGCCTTGAAATCCCAATTATCTGCAATAACAAAATCATCGCCCGATCCGGCAACGAACGCGACGGATATACCATTATTGAGAGCTGTGGGCGCTGTCGATGTAAGCACACCGGTCGCGTTCCAGCCGCCTGATCCATCAGACCATCTGAATGTCGCCTGGCCGATCTCAGCACCGGCTGCAATGGAATCAATTTCAATGGCATATTGCAGGTCAATCGCCCCGGTAAAGTTTCCGGTAACGTTGAGTATGGCCGACCCCGTTCCTTGTTTGTCAACGGCTGTGACAGTCCCGTAGCGGAGCGACGACACGGTTAGCATTGTTTCATCGGTGATCAAATTGTCATAAAGATACCGATTGTTTGCCATTTATCTCTTTCTCACCCCGTCCGGATGTACCACCGGCGTGCCTTTTGACGACACTTTGTATAAATATTCCGTGAGCACCCTGCCATCCAGTTGGATAGGTATCGTCAGGTTAATCTCAATCGGCCTGTCAGAATTTGCCGCGGAAAGCGCTATGATCTGGTTCAACTTCTTTCCGATTGCTCCCATCTGTCCGGATGTTCCTATAGTCTCATCAGACTCGATGATGACGGGCATTTCATTATCTGCCAACAGCGGAACTGAGGGGGAATAACCCTTGTGAGCCTTCATTATGGGCATAGGGAATTTACCTGCGCCTTCCATGCCTTTCATCATGCCTGCAAGTGATTTCAAAAGGCCGTTATCATCAGAGCCGGTGTATGAGACTTCCATATGCCCGTCAGCTCCGGGACTTGCTGATCCTCCGGAAGCTGCGCTGAGGGCTTCCCCGATTGCCAGTTTCAATATTTGATTTTTTGCCGCTGTGCCTACGGCTCCAAGCCAGGTATTGCCGGATGTTGATCCCGATAATATGGTGTCCCAACTTGATCCGTTTAAAAAACCTCCCGCTATCCGGCCTATACCTGCACTTGCCGCGGACATGCCGCCCTGAAGCAGCGCTTTTTGAAAATCAACATCCCCTTGAAATAACGCCTGTCCCAAAACGCTACCGGCAAATGTTCCACCGCCGGTTATTGCCATGAGAGTGGCTAAACTCATACCTCCTGTGAACGGAGCCATTGCAATTGCAGCCAGCGGAGAAATAAAAGGAGCGATCTGATTCAAAAAACTACCGCTGCTGTTGGCGCCTTCCTGGGATTGCCGTGTAATTATCCCGGTGGCAGGATCCATGATCCAGTATGTATCCGCTCCGCCGGTAAAATATTTCCCGTCAGACAACAGTCTTGCCTGTGTCCAGTCTGCTACGGCCCCGTTCATCGGATCAGGGGGGCTGAAAAATTCCTGATACCCGACGTCTTTCCAGTTTGGAGCCACATACCGCCAGTCTCCGAGGTCACTCTGGATCCGTTCAAAACGACCGGCGGTGTAGAATTCCGGCAGGCCTGTCCGGGGGTTTATTGTTGCCGCGCCGCCAAGCCTCATCAACAATTCAGCCTCGGCTTTGTTGATATGCGCGAGCATTGTATCACCCATGCGTCCCTGGCGGGCTATAGCGTCCGTTGTTTCACGGTCTATAACGTATTCATCCGGGGAAAGTTTTGCGTTGACGAAATCATTTATAGCAGAATTTCCGGAAACACGGGCTGATCCGGGTACCCATCCGCCATAGGCAAACGATCCGCCGAAATCCTCCGCCCCTTCAAATATATATGTACTCGCGGCAACACCTCCATCGCCGCTGCTTCCACTATTACCGGTCAACCAATCCCCGGCATAGCCAAGCACTTTATTCACAATGCCGAGTACGTCGCTGCCGTTTTTTGTCCAGGATGATTCAAAATATAGGATTATTTTATTTATTAATGCCGAAGACCCCATGTCAACAAGCTTCTTGGATAGGGTGCCCGACATCGTATCCCACATTTTATCCCAGTCAAAACCGATCTCATTAAAATTACCCTTAAGGGCGGCTTTAAGATTATCGGACACTTGAGCCTTAGAATCATTTACAAAGGATTGCGTTACCGCATACGCGGTACTGCCCCATGTTGTGTGCGCCAGGGTGACTTCCACCAGTCCCGCTTTAACGCCTGTGGTCCAGTCATCAGATTTTTGAGCCATTTTAACATATGCTTCAATTGATTTAAGTTTAATATATTCAAGGACTGAGGCATTACTCATTCCGGCGTTTCTGTAATCTGATGCCTGCTTTGCTATAAGGCGTATTTGCGCATTGTGTTCTTCCTGCCCGTAGTTTTGCAGTTGGGCGTAGAAACTTGCGGCGTATGAATCCCTCTTTGCATATTCTTCTTTCCATTTCTCAGTCAGCCATTTTTCGCGATCAAAAGATTCACCGATTTTTATTGCTTCCAGATCTGCCTGCGCGTTGAGTGATTTTTCTACAGCATTAAAATAATCCGACGACCAGGCGGAAACAGTATTATAGTAATCTTTTTGAATATTAGCGCTACCGAGGGCGGCATTTGCTCTTATTTTTTCTTCCTCGACGGATTGTGCCGCTTCAAGAGCTTCCGTATCTTTTGTATATCTGCCGTGCTCCTTGTATTTTTTGTCCAGTGCCGCTATCTCAGCATTAACCGAATCTTCGGAATACTGGTCTATTGTTCTATATAATGTGGCCTCGGTAATTAAATTCTTTTGTGCGTATTCCTCGGACTTTTTTGCTTTAGTGCTTTCGTTTTTCTGCCAGTCTTTATCATAATTCTCATAAAGAGTTTTTACTTTCTCCTGTTTTACCTTTTCATCTTGGAAGGTTTGCTCTATGATATTTTTCTCTGCATAATACTTATTGGTTAGAGCATTTTGTTCTTTATTATAAAGTTCCTCTGTAACATCAAGAACGTTTTCTCCCTGAAGAATTTTAAGCTCTGCTACACTTTTAGCCTGTTGTACAGACGATGAATACCGCTTTTCTTCCTGCCTGGTGAGTTCTCTAAGTATTTGTTCTTCAACTCTTTGAGCTGCTTTTGCTTCTTTTTCTGCTTCTTTCTGCCTTTTTTTAGCTTCTTTCGGATCTTCCGAAGGGGGCTTAACGGTATATGAGGAAGTTGATTTGTTTATCTCTTTCTCGTAATAAAGGACTTGCCCAAGCTCGGTAGTTACTTTTGTAAGGCCGGCGGCTTCCGCTGTGGTATAGTCAAGCATAGCTTTCTGTTCAGTCGAGGCTTGCTTATATCCTTCCGACCGCATAGCCAGATCCATCAATGCTCTATCGCTGGATTTATATTTTTCCTCGTACTTCTTGTTTTGGTCTAACCAATATTTCTCATCCGGCCTTTCCTGCGTCGGGCTAAGTCCGTATTTGGCAACTTCCAAAAGATTTCTGCTGCCGGTTGCTTTATAAGCCATAATAGTGGTCAAGGTACCGCCGATTTTATCCAGCAGCATGCCCAGGCGATATGATTCTGCGATGGTGGCAATTATTACATCTTTAACGGATTCTATTACGCTTAAAAACTGAGGATTCCATTTAATTGTTTTGGTCGTTTCGTCGAGCGTTACTGTATTTGCGATAATACCTTGAAGCTCATATTTAATACCCTCAAATAATGGGGTTAATCCCTGGCCGAGGAACTGTAATGCTATGTCTTTTTGATTACTCCATAGCCCTGCCCAAGTGTTCTGGGCTTCAATCCCGGCAATTTTATAGGCATCAAGCTTGGACATGAGAAAATTAAACAAACCGTTCGCGTTTTCTTTATATTCGGCAATGTCCTCATTCCGCAGACCCAACACTGTGGCTATACGAGAATTGCGGGGGTTTATATTGCCGGTGAGCAGGGACCTTGTTTCTTCGGCTAACTGGTCCATGGGCAGGCCGATTGCGCCTGCCGCCTGCACCATGGCGACAGTGAAATCTTTTACCTGCTGAACGTTGAAACCTTTTGCCAGGGCTACCGGCAATGTCTGCTGATATGCCACGATCAACTGATCCAGCGTTGCTATGGTCTGGAGATTTGCATATTGCAATTCTTCGACAAGCTTCCGGGAATCTATCTGCGCTGCCCGCAGCGCTCTTTCGCCCTCAAGCACCTTGCCGGTCGTAGTATCAATATATGTGCCGCCGGTCATGTAGGCAGCAGCGATACCGAGGGAGGCAGTCTCAATTTTCCCCAGATACTCAAGACCTGCATCAGCAAATTTGTATGTTCCGTAGGAGATCATGGCACGTCTTGCCAAACCCCAGGCATCGCCTATGCCGCCTATGGAACCGCTCATCGACGATGTTGCATCGTGCGTCTCATCCCGGAGGTCTTTTAGTTTGTCTCCGACATTTCTTATGCCGGTTATCGCTCCGGAAGAATCAGTCGTGATGATCAGTTTGACTTCATTTGCCATTAATTATGCCCCGGGATTTTTCCCTTTTTACAATTCTTGCACGCCCAGTCCATCCATTCCTCTCCGAATTCCAGAGTGCAGGCTTTTTTCCGGGTCTCGTTACATGTCTTATCAGCTTCAGCAACGCCGTTTAGATGCCTTAACCCTGCCCGTTCAAATATGTGGAGATTTTCAAAAAAGGTTTGATCAGCAGCGATATTCATACCTGGAGCCATACCGATAAGCGCGTTATAATCAAGCCCTGTGTAATGTGTTTCAGATCGCATAAGCACTTTTACCGTTTCACCTTTTCTGTTTTTAAGTTCAACGGGGGTGGATTTTACCCCCGTTCTCCACTGAGTTGCACCAAGCCGGAGAAGCGCCCAAACTTTGACATTTTCCGGCAGAATGTCGGGTTCCAGCCCCTCGCCTGACCAAAAATGTTCAGCGAGGGCTGTTAGTTTTTTACTTCTACCTCACGCACCTTAAAGGCACGTTCATTGGCCTTATTTGTGAGCCATACCCAGTTTGGCTGCATTCCCATAGGAACCGGCATATAAAGCAGTTTCTCTTTATTTTTAATATTGTTTTCCCATGGTTCCACAGTTCCATCCGGTAATTCATCCCCGACGCTACGGAATTCTGCAAAGAAATAATCATTTTGAGCTTCTACAACTTTTTCCTCTTTTTCCTTTCCTTCAGGCATGTCCTTAAAACGATCCCTGATGCTGTCTAACTTCTCCTGAGTACGCGCCCTGATCTTAAAGCCTACGGTTGCGCCGAGCCACAACTCCCTGTCAAACCATTCACCCTCATCAGGCTTATCCTTGTCAATATTGTTAAAAATCAGCATCTTTCTTTTTTCTTCCATATTCTCTCCCTTATAAATTCAAGATTTCTTTAATTATTAAAAATCAGTTACCCTGCGTAGGCGCTTACTTTGTTTGCCACTTCCGCTCGCACGCTGCCGTATGTATCATCTTCCAGGACAATGATGTCACCTGCCTCTGCTATAACCTTGCCATTGACGGAAAAGTCTGCCTTCAGCACAGCGCATTTCGGAAACACCAGCTCCACATAATAGTTATACCCTGTGGCCCATTCTGCGCCGGTTGCCTTCATATATACGCCGAAGGTATCATTATCCTCTATATGCTGCTGCATGATGTAGTCTCTTGCCTGCCGGTTAAGCTTCAGCGTCTGAGACCTGCCCTGGCGCAGTACATAGTTCGCGTATGTGCCTGTGCCGCCTGGGCGGAATTCAATGGCGTTTTGATTATCCAGAGAATATTCGATAGATTCGATCTCGGCGTCCATTGTGTGTCCCCCTACAAAAGCCGTTCCGTTCCACTTGCCGCCGAATTTCATTACAAGATCAGTAACCCGCAACGGTGGTTCGGATACCCTTGCCGGGAATGTGCACCATGCCGCTTCTGTCGGCACGTAGATGATCTCATAATTGGCATCTGACGTGTTTCTGATGGTGCCCGGATCAGTTGCCGGGTCATATGCCACGGCAAAAGCTGAGGTGTCGACGGCGATGCTGAATGAATCTACGCCGATGTATGTTATGACGTGTTCAGCATTTAACGCGGACCAGTCCGCTTGGGTGATCCCCGCGAAAGTGACCTTATCTCCGTTTATAAGACCGTGCCCGGCCCATGTCACCACACAGGCGGCGGCTTTGGAAAGACCCGTGATGGCAGATGCCGCGGGAGAGGGCGGTGTAATGGTAATTGCTGCCGGGGTTGCATCAGATACGACTGAGTGCACTACATCCTTCCATTCCAGAGTCGAAGGCACCTGCACCCGAACAAGATGCACATTATCAAGGCGTAATGCCGGAGTTGAGCCTTGCACTGCGTTTGCTGCCAGGGAAAGCGATGCGGCGTTATAGTCCGCTACGACCGTCTCTTTTGTAATATTGTCTGTGTGTTTGCCTGTGCCTGCAAGCTCAGCGGATATCTTTGCCCAGGCATCTTTGGCAAATGATACGTTTACCTTGCCTACATGCAGGGATGCAAAGCGCCTTTTCAGAATAGTGCTTCCTAACCTCATGCCCCCGGTGAAAAACGGAAGCTGCATACTTGCTATGGGTGTAATCACATGCTTGTAGCCTGCGCCCCATGCGCCGGGAGTTGATATTCCTAAAGCATATGACAACAACAGTCCGAAATGCTGAGCCTGAGCCTTATCAAACTCGATGCTGCCTCCGGCCAGATGACCGAGGTCGTAAACTGTATCAGGCTCTTCTTTCCCGGTTAACTCATCTTTATTATCCTCTCTGCGCGGCTGCAACTGGATAATGTTGCTCTTTGCAATTAAAAGCGATGTATCAAGAGTTTGCTCCGTATTGAGTGCTGTTTCTTTTGCGTTCGCCGAGACGGCAAACAGATCATAATCCGCAAGATAGTTCTTAGCCATGTTTATTCACCTCCATTATTGTCGACTGCAGGTGCTGTATCGGTACCGGTTTCTCCCCCGGTCCTTTCTGCTTGCTCGTCAACAGTTGTTTCTTCTTTTCCGCTTTCTGCCCTCTGCGCCCGCTTTCTTGTTTTTCTATCCGTCACCGACATACGCAGTGTGCTTTCCCCTGTTTCCTGAAATCTGTGAGCCTCCTGAACAGGCACCTCGCTATAATTCTTTCCGGCCTCAAACTTTCTGCCTGTAAAAGGCCCGTCTACCATTTCAAAATCCGGCTGATCCGGTTTTAATCTGTATGACGACATAATTACCTCCTTACCTTATTTAATCCCGCGGCATTATATGCCGGGTTATTCCCCTGGTTGCTGATCATATATGACGAGACTGAGTTCCGCATAATGGCAGAGCACATTTGCGAACATTCGCGGTTCAATCAAATCAACCTGGATAAAATCATGTCCCAGGGCTGCGCCGCTTAATGTCTTATCTGCCCTGAACGCTGCTGAAATAGCCTCAATGACCGCGTTAAATGTCTTCTCTGATGCCGCTGAATCGTCTATGCCCATATAGCCCTTAATGCTGTATTTGTGGGCTTTTACGCTTGTGGCGTCTTCCGGAGCGGATGTTCTTCCGATCTCCCAGCCCCTGATCTGAGCTTTGCCGCTGATTGTAATCTTAAACAGGTTAATAAATGTGCCCCAGTCTTTAGCCCAGCGCTCATAATCGTAGACTTTGCCGACATCGGCAACTGCGTTTAAAATGGTGTACACTCCTGTCCTTATTGTCGTTTCACTCACTTAAGCGCTCCGCTAATTTCAGTCCATGCGCATCCGCCATTGTTATTATCTGCGGCAGATGCCGTGTCCATGCCTTTTCAAACATGTGAATGCCGGGAAATCCTTTCCGCCCTATCTTCCGCCTCACGACAAACTCAAGGCGCTTTGCCTCTGTCTCTCCCATCCCCATCTTCAGCATCATCCACCTCAGCAAAGCCCCTTCAGGCGGCCATGTCTTTTCGGCAGTACGGCCTTTTTCAATTACGTCGCCATATTTACTCTGATGTGCCACAACGCCTTTTGTTACCGGCGTTCCTTTCTCAACCTCGCCATGTATTGTTGATAAAAGCCCGCCTTGTGCGCCGCCTACACCGACTCTGCCTGCTTCCCGGATATTTTCTTTTACTTTCCTTTCAAGAAACGCCGTGGCTTCATACATAAAAGCCAGGACCTCATTCTGGATAATCTCCGGGCCTTTGCCCGCGAATATTGCCCCTTTAATGGTGACAGTCGCTTCCATTTTCATCAGCGTCTTTTCCTCGCCCATCTCGGATGTGTCAGCCTCTCCGATCCTCCGGGGTATTTCATATCAAGGTCAGCCACAGCGGACGCCGCAGGTGACGTGTCGTTATCCTTTATGCCCATATGATCTTTGTAGAGAGACATAAGTTTCTTTGCCCGGATTGTAAAATCAGCTCCTTTTGACTTGTGATCCACTACGTCCGCGTTGATTGTGGAATCGCCATCCTGTGTAAAGGAGTTAGCAAGCAGTTCCAGACATATCGATGCCGCGAGAAAACAGAAAGCGTGCAGATCAATATCCGGGATATCATCAGCCGTGCGGAGCATCGTATAAGTAACGCGGACGCTGTCCGCTGCTTCCAGTTCGACGTCAAGCGTCACGATCCCGGCCCTGTCTATAACATAATAATCTTCCTCATCGAGCAGAGTCGGAGGAAAATCGCCTATCGGATATTCGATGGAAAGTACAGAAGAAAATTCCGGGCTCCATCCGACGGGCAGCAATATTTGATTTGTTCCGTCTCCGGAAACATCGTCCAGGACTTTAAGGGGTTTGTGGCGGGAATAACGCATCAAAGCCGTGTTGATAGCCTGATCATAATCAGTAGGATTCACAAGCTTACCGGAATCATCTTTTACAATCCCGGACACTTCTGTTCTGATATCAGTCTGAGTGCTCATGCCAGCAAAAGTCCTGCATCTTCCCCTGTTATCCTCAATCGCGCCAGATGCCCATTCGAATCTTCAACCAATGCAATCTGCCATCTTGTACCATCATCTCTTGTTTCAATCATGTGTGTTTCATCTTCAATGCCTGCGTCACCATCAACCAATTGAGTGCCAGGTTGCCAGCAGTAGCAATTTTCCTTCCATTCCCGGAGTTTTGCCTTCATCTGATCCGGATATTCTTTCAGGCAAAGTTCCACATCCTGCCGTGTATTAAACCATTTAGGAAATCCTTGCATTCTCTACCCCCTTATGACAGCGTGTAGTACCTGTCTATTTTTTTAATAGTTGCCGTAAATGGCATTTCGGGACCGTATTTTTCCATCTGTTCGATAAGGATCGAAGATCCGGAGAAGACAACATATTTCTGGCTGTTAAGATCAAACTGGAGAGTCAGGCAACGGCGCGATCCGTCCGTGAACTTGCTGACCCTGATCTTGAAGCCGGTAATACATATCTCTTTGTTGATAATGCTGTCGATCTTCATCTTTGCACCATCAAGGGGAGCCTGTTCTTCCGCAAAGTCACTGAACCGTTTAGGCTGCAAAAAGCGCCTCCTGTAACTCATCAAGTCTGAGCATCTTCTCAAGGTTGCGGGTTTGCGCCCATTTCATCCAACCTGACATAGAAGCAATTGATGAGCGAAATTGATCGAGGGTGATTTTTCCTATGTCAAGGAGTAAGGGTAATCTGTAATATCTGCGAATAATCCTCTTCGCGGTAGTTTTCCGGAGCAGGATATAACCGGGGAAATGTCTGTACCCGAGGAAATCAACCCCCTGGGAGACCGGGAATACTTCACATTTGCTCATAGTGAGGGAAAGCGCGGAAGACAGGAAGTCCTTTATGACTGCCTTCATGCGCTGCAAGAAGCTTTTGTCATTGTGAAATAATATGAAGTCATCACAGTAACGGATATAATCGCGGATTCTCCATGTGTGCTTCAGATACTGATCCAGTTCATTCATGTAGAGATTGCCGAACCACTGGCTCGTGTAGTTGCCGATAGGCGCGTTTTTGTCGCCTTCAATACTGTGGATGATATCTTTCAGCAGCCACAAGGTATCAGGGCATTTAATCTTTTTACTGACTATGTGAGAGAGCACATTGTGATCAATGGACGGGTAGAACTTTGAAATATCACACTGAAGACAGTATTTATTATGCCTCACAAAATCCATTGTCCTGCGTGAGCCTGCGTGAATACCTTTATTCTTGCGGCAGGCATAAGAGTCCTCAATAAAGAGACCGTTCCATATCGGTTCGATGATGTTCATAAGCGCGTGTTGCACTATCCTGTCCGGAGAGAATGGAAGGATATAAATCTGTCGTTTTTTGGGTTCATGGATTATTTTTACTTTATAGGAGGATGTATGAAAGGTCTTGTCGACAAGGCTTTGTCTTATATCAATAAGATTATTTTGAGCATTGCCGGAAAATGTTTTGACCTGTCTCTGCCAGGTCTTGCCTTTCCGGGCATGATCATATGCCAAGGCAAGGTTATCAAGGCTTGTAATCTGATCAAAAAGATGTCCGTGTCTTTTCATAATATATGGACCAGGTGACTTTCGCAGGGTGCTACTAACCCCCTGGCCCCTCCGTTGTGTATTTTGCCCCCGGTGAGACCGGAAACAAGGCTAACAAATCCAGCCAGGAGTTTTGCTCTAAAGTCTGGATCCGCTGCGAACTGCCTGCCGATATTCGTATTCGTATTCCAGCGATAGTTATTCGCATTCCGATACCGAGAGCCTGCATTCGACCCCGTATTCCAATTACCGCCAGCGTTCAGCCATCGATCTGTCAGCCTTTTAAAAATCCGTGTTGCGTTTTTCATTTTGCTCATAACGGCTCCGCCGCGAACCGCCCGCCGAGATACGCATACGTATACCAGCGATAGTTATACGCATACCGAAACCGAGAGCCCGCAGCCGACCCCGTATACCAATAACCGCCAGCGTTCAGCTTTACATCTCCGTAGGTGCCCTGGCTGTATAGTTGCCCCTTGCTGCCGCCTATAGTTTTGAAGGAAAATGCCTGACTGTTTAAGGCGAGGTCAAGGGTGCCGTTGGCTGATGTGGGGGACGTAAATTCAAGTCTGTTGTCTGCTCCGTCATCATAATTTACAGCCACTCCCAGAGATGAGGCAGTGGCGCTATGCTTTATCTGCAACATGTAGGCTGGGTTGTTTGTGGCCGCATAGACATCCTTGCCGATTACCGTGTTATTGCACAGGAGCCGGGAAGGTTGTGTCGCGTCCTCATCAAAATAGACTTGCAGACCACCGGCTGCCGGATCGGCATCATGAGTAATCTGTACTTTATAATCCGTACCGAGAGCGATTATCTTGTTAACAGCCGCACTTGCCATATTGCTGCAAAGATAAGGAGTCCCGTCATTAAAGAATTTGATATATATCGGATTACCACCGGGTGCTGCAACGTGGGTGATAGTACCTGTTTTTGATGCTGCCGTGATTGTACCATCAGGATTGCACTGGTACGACTGTTCATCCAGCCATTGGTACATAGCACCACAACAATCCTCGCAGCCGATGTTCGATATCATGCGGCGTGACAATGTGTCTACGTGCCCGCCGGTAGTCACAGGATCGGCAGAGCCGGTGATATTGGTCTGTTCATTGCTACCTGCCGCTATAGCCTGAAACTCCATGTCCCGGAGGAGGCGTTTTTTAACTGCTGCACCATCGTCTACAAAATTAAGCCATGTACGACTGTCGCTGATGGTTCCGCCGTTAACGGATGCGGTTGATGTGTCTGTTCCGGAGGCCAGATAGATATCTACCCATTTGCCTATCTGATCGGAATAGACCATCCCTTCCGGGGAGGCCTCGCGGGGTTTGTGTTTTAAGTCCCAAATAGAGTCAGGAAGTATATCCCCTGCCAGAAATCCTTCTAACTTATTCGGTAATTTCATCCAGGTAATCTGATCGTCAACGATAGTTGCACCATTGGCTATAGATGCCCAATTGGGTTCCGTGGCTGCATGGGTTTTAAAATCACCTGCACGTGCGGTGCAGACATAAATGTAGTTGTCTTTAACCGTGGGTTTTCTTGTCTCATAAAGGGCTATAACCGTATCCGCAGCCCAAGCTGTCAGGGTAAACGATGCACAAAGGCAGTGAAACCCGCCTATTTTACGGGAGTTAGAAGAGGTGTAGCCCGTGGGAACTGTAGAGTTGGCGGAAATAACAAATTTAGGTACGCCTCCTGATTGCTGACAGGCATAAATATAAAAATCCTTACCAGCGCGATTAGCAGCAACGGTATAGTCAGTTCCGGCAATGGTGTCCCAGTTTGCAGCTACAGACAGGTCGATTTGCGATTGAGCGTTAAGGGCATGACCGCTGTCGTTGATGTTGACGGTGAGGCGGTTGGGTGTCAGTAAGGTGTACCTGTTTGCCGCTGTGGTGTAGGGGGTTTTTAATGCCCATTTTATATCACGTTCGTAGTGGGCAGGGAGGGTGGCAAGCAGTGTTAATAAATAGGTTCTTCGTAAATCAGCCACAATATTCCTCCAAATATCTCACATCGCATGTGTCAGCAGAGGCGACAGCATAGATGGCACTACGGGTGTAAAGCGTCAGGCCTTCACCGGGGGCGATTTTAACAGTATTCGCTGTTGTTACGCTTGCATTGCCGATATATAGATCATTCGTTGCTGAAAGATTCTGTACAAGGATAGAGCGCCGATAAGAATTCTCATCAACGAGCTTATCAGCTACGGTACCTATGGTTTTATTGCTGTGAGCAAATTCCGATGGCGCCACTTCTGTTACAGGATTATGGCTCATATCTCCCCCTTCTTGTTTTGTTCTATTGTTTTTAAGGCGGGGATTATCTCCCCGCCCTGTTTGATTTCTGATTCGCAAGACTTGCAGACAATGAGCGGCACATACATTTGTCGGATAGTGCCTGAAAAAAGGTCTATAGGAGATAACGTATCCGGATCCGTATAACCAATTATTTCATTACACTTATGGCAACGAACAGGGTGAGTATGCTCCGGAAGTTCGCTTCCCAACATTTTATCAAGCATTTTGTCTACAATACCCATTGCGCAAGCTCCTTTTCTGTTTATGTCAGGATTACTTCACAGGCTTCCTGCCAAAAGCCGTAACCGACATTGCGTATGGCTTTGATCCCGTACTGATGTTTATCGAAATCAAATTCAAATTCTGATCCCTCGGCTTTTGCCGCGACGGATATGCCCTCTTCTTCCTGTCTGATAAAGGCTTTTACATCCGCGTCCGTCCGGAATATGGCAAACCTGTCCGTCCAGGATGAAAGCCGGGCATTCGGGGCGGCGATTATATTGTATCCGCTATCCGGTATGATATTCGGCACACCGGCGGCAAGATTGTCGGATACTATACCGCCGAGCAAGCAGAGATATATCGGATTCTGAGGAGCCGCCAAAACAACAAACTGCTGGGCGTCCTCATTCATCGGCTCCGCCTGGTCGTCAACAAAACCGACAATTGCGGAAACACCCTTGAGTATGGCCTGCACTGCCTCCTCGCGGCTGGGGACCTCCGTGCTGCCGTGTACCGCGCAGGGCAATGCCGATATATCAACAGATATCTTATTGCTCTGTGATCCGCTGTCGCCCTCGCTATGGTCGGTATCAAAAAAATACTGTCCGTCATAACAGACCGCGGAAGGTCCATTCAGAATAAGCGTTGACAGGAGGCTTGCCCAGTGTGCGTTTGCCCTCCTCGCCTGTTCCGATATCCTGATTCTGAGCTGCCCGGTTTTGTCCCGTCTGAGATCGTCAACATTGACCTCAAGAGTTGACTCATACTTAATATTTGTAATGGACATACCGTTTTCTCTTAACCCTTTACCCTGGCGGCCTCCTTTCCATTCCCGCATTCCGGGAACCATGCCGAGCCACTTGTAACTTTCTGTTTCCTGAGTGCTGTTGAAATACATCGAAATTCCCGGTATCCATGTATTGCCCAGATTCTGCCTTAATGCCGCGTAAAACTGACCGATAACACCTTTTGATGTAATTCCCTGATACTGATTACCCATGATTATTTACCTCCTTGTTTTTGTTGTGGTTTATTCTTTTCATCCACGCCAACAAGGACGCCCTGTCCCTCTGTTACACCATGGACTACCGCCACGGCTGCGCCGTTTCTCCTACGTTTATCAATCATTTTTTACCGCCTGCATACCGGCTGTATAAATAACTCTTTATGGTAATTGCCGGTTGAAATATCGGGTCTATCCATAGAGCTTTATCTTCAACAAAGTGGCAGACATTAACTTCTTTTGCCGCTATTAATGTGCGGGCGAAGAGATCATAAACACCCTGTTTCATGCGGGTACCGTCATAGTGCAAAAGACAGCGCGCGGCATAAAAGAAGCTCTTTACAGGATTTGCTTTTGAATAATAATAGGCTGCATCCGAGAGATATCCCGTATCATAGGGGTCATGGGATACCGCAATATCAATATATTCAAGTTTCTGCTCTTCGGTTATCCCCGGTTTGTTTTTCGCCATTTCCGAATACCACTGGCCAAGAAATCTGTGCAAAGTTTGAATTATCACGGCTGCGACAATACAGCCGATGAGGATTTTTATCAGCAAGGGCATTGTCACCGCGCTGATTGACCCGCCTGCCATTGACCCCATGATTACCCAGAAGGGCACTGCCGTATGAACTTCGCGAAAAGGGAAAAAGAAAAGCGCGTGAATCAGGAAAGCAATAAGTAAGCCAAGTATAATAGGATCGTATGTGACGCTTAAAAAGAGGTATACAAAGAGAAGGTATCCAGGAATACCGATTTCCGACATGATTTCAAGATGGTCATTGTGTACCCGGTGAGACCGGGTGTTCATTTGTGCTTTTAATCTATCTCCGGCAATTTCATGAAGTTTGCTCTTTGTAATCCGCGCGATTATGTCGGGCAGTTCTTTTTGATATGAATTCAGCCCGTACCCGGTAAAGGGTTTTTTAACAATCATTTCAAGGGATGCCAGATATAACCATATCCGCCCGCCTATTGAAGCTCTCGCGTTAGGGATTGCATTGAAACGTCTGAGCACAAAAGCCGCTGCCACCAAACTGATTAAAGCTGCCGGCTGCCAGAATTCTGTAATAAATAGTGTGACCGCGCCTGCAGAAACGCATCCCGCAATCGCGCCTTTGCAGCGGGATATGATGAGCACTGCGGCTATGAGCAGGACAAAAGGTGTAAACCATACTGATAAATTGATTACGAGCCATATTCCCGTAAAGAGGCTGACAATCATAAATGCCCCGGTATGGTTGCCGTTGCCGAAAGTAAATGTCTCCCCTGCATTCGGGAATTTGCGCCTTTTGACAATCCGGACAGCTTCCATTGTTGCAAAGCTCACTCCGATTGTGAAAACAGCAGATACAGTTATAACAAGCGGGATTGTCCGGGCAACTGTGAATAAAACAAGATACGCAAGCAGATTAAAAAGCTCAAAGACACTTCGCTTTGTGTCCGTCCAGGTAAGAGACATAAGCAGCCAGACAGCAATAGATCCGGCAATCATTGTTGTATTGTCCATGGGGATATTGATCCCGGATGCCAGTGAATACAGGACATACCCGCACGTTGCCAGGATAAAGGGGATTGAGCGGCCTCCTAAGTGCTGCTGCGCTATCCAGAAAGGCAGCACAGCAACACAGAGAAGTGTATATATTACCGCGATATTCATATTAACCCTTTGACCCGCCAAGCATTGCATTCAGGGCGGTTACAATTGACGCCTGTTTTGTGATGACAGCATTCAGCGAAGCGACTATCGCGTCTGCCTGCGCCTGTGTCGTGAATCCATAGCCTGCCAGGGACGCGGCGGTAGTTGCGACGGCTGTGACTGCTGTCGTGGATACTGCTGAAGCCTGGAGCGTTTTATTGTCGCCGAATTTAATGACACAGGTGTTTGCGGCAACATAGCGATAAACGGACCCTACGAGGCTGTTGCTGCCCTGAGTGAGCGTGAACGTCTCATCATCGCTCATATAAACCGGTTTGCCTACATCCGTAATGGCAACGCTTGCTAATGTCACCTGGGCATAGCCTTCGGTTATGACATCAACATTTTTCGCGCCTGACGCGCCGGTAAGGTTATCGACCTTCGCGTCCGCGAAACCGCGGAATGAGTCGCCGGCAACAAGGGGTCTTGAATAACCGGAGCTATCGCCAACAGCGCTGCCTCTGTAAATAGTCGAAGTGCCCAGTACGGGCAAAGTGTTTATGGGTCCTATTTCAAACGTTCTGGGAAGATCTGCTGCGAGTGCGCACATAATTATTTACCTCCTTTCTGGCCGTATATCTTGACGCGTCCGGCATGTTCGGCGTCGGTATATGCTTTATAGGCGTCAAAATCATTGCCGAAATCTGCCCTGAGTTTTGCGTCCTTATTCCAGACGGTTTTCATCTGTTCTTCTGTCATAAGTTCGCCGGATGCCGCTGTTTCTGTTTTCTTCTCTTCTGTCCTTGCCGCGTCAACAGTGGCAACGAATGCCGGGGCATCAGCTTTGTACGCGTCAAGCTTTGTTTCCCTGAGCGTCTTCTCCGCCTGTAGGATTTTTACCGCCGCGGTCTCGGCAGTGCTTACGCCGTCATATTTCATACGGGCAACAAGGTCCTCGTGACCGGGAAGAGAGCTTTCCTCAACTGCCTTGATACGGGCTCGCTCCTTATCGGCGCCGGCCTTCATGCCTTCGTCTGTGCCTTTTGTGAGGCCTTCAGAAAATCCCTTGTCAAAGGCGGTTTTTTCAATTGATGCAAATATGCCCGGATATGCTGTTTTCAAACTTTCAGCCGTTACTTCCATTTTGTAGCCTCCTTTCCATGTCTTCTTTAATTTTTTCCTGCATAAGCATGGTTTTGCCCTCCTGTGAGAGCTGCATTATTAGTTCGTCGAGTGATTTCACACCGTCCACCAGCCCGTTTTCTATTGCCTGCTGACCTATAAAAACCTTGCCATCCGCCCAGGGGAGAGCACCGTCCTCTGTAATAGCGAGCTTGCCCGGTCTGTATCTGGTCATTGTGTTCGCGAAAATTGAATAGAAATAGTCTACGGTATCCTGCATGTATTGTTTGCCCTCTTTACTCAGGGGCTCATATTCTGAATTGATGCGCTTATATTTACCGGCAAAGATTTCTGTTGTTTTTATGCCTTCTTTAGCTTCCCATTGGCTGTAATCCACATGAGTTGCCACAACACCAATTGAACCTATCTGCGCGGTTTCACCGTTGATATATATTCTGTCGGATGCCGCCCCTATCCAGTAGGCTGCCGAAGCCATCAGGCCGTCAGCGTAAGTGATAACGGGTTTTGTATCCTGCTGACGTGCTTCAAAGACTGCGTTAGCAAGTTCTTCTGTACCGTCTACCGTACCACCGGGAGAGTCAACAGCAAGGATTACGGCCGATACTTCCGGGTCCGCGAACGCCTGCTTAAAATCCCTCATTGCAATCTGAGATGAAAAACCCCCGGAAATCTGCATTAAAAGATTCATCCTTTTAGCCATGATCCCGTTCAGCTCAATAATTGCAACATTGTCAATCACCTGGTAAGGTTTTTGTTCGTTGTTTAAAGGTTTGCCGATTTGTGCTTCAATACCTTTTATATCTATTTTTTCCCCGCGAAGATGAACGCTGTAAATGGCCTGGATTTCTGCCAGCTTTTCGGGAAGAATTGCCCAGGGACTGGTAAGCACATCAAGTATTTTCAAGGTCGTTCCCTCCCTGATTGTCGTTTTCATCGTCATTTTCCTGCTGCGGTTGTGTAAATGCGGGCTGTTGATTTTTGTAATTTCTATCCGGATTAAGGCCGGCGTCAATAATTTGAGCCCGTTCTTTTTTGATCTGTTTTATATTTGCGTCAAAATCTCCGCCCATTGCTGCGCTTTCTTGTGCTCTGGTTGTCAGTAAGAGTTGGAGGCGCTTCTCTGCGGCGGTGACTTCCTTCACCGGATCTATCTGTCCGGGCGACGGTCCAACCCATTCTGCGGTGGAATATGCTTTCTTAATAAGCGGGTTGTTAAAATATCCCGGAGCCGCGATCCTTCCGGAGGCGATAGCTTCATACAGCCAAACTTCATAAACCTGCTGACAGAAATTCTGAGCAAGCCATTGGCGGCGGTTATTGAAAAATTTCCACGCTTCAAGGAGAGCGCTGCGGGCCGCTGAATATGATGCGGTGAAATGTTTAATCAAAACCTCGAAGGGCAGTTCCAGGGCGACGCCGATCTGCCTTAATATGGCCTGGACAAAAGGATCAAAAGCCGTGTTCGGGCGGTTCGGGTTTGCTGTTACAATATCCTCACCTTTTAAAAGGTCTATAATTGCGCCCGGAGCGAGTTTAACATCTGTATCGCTTGCTTTTGCCCCGGTTTCTCTACCGAGTTCACCGATATCAAAATCAGATTCACCAGCCTCTGTTTTGATAAAAACCGTGAACATCGATGATATGACAGCGGCCATTAATTCAGACTCGGTATATCTGCCAAGCTGTTTTAAGGACTCAATGACAGGTGTCAGATACGGGATACCTCTCGTCTGGCCCGGTCTGATAGGTTTAAACAAATGAATTATGTTTTTCAGGCCTGTTTTACTGCCGTATGCCTGTATAATTTGCCAGGATATAACATTCTGCGGAAGGGTAGAATACTGAAATTGATTGCAGACATGATACGCGACAGGCGCGCCGTATGAGTCTTTCTCTATGCCCATAAACAGGGTTTCCGTGTCGGCAATATTATCCTTGTTGGATATCCTGTCAGCCTCTATGAGTTGCAGTTTAAGGTCGTAGGCCCCGGCACGTTTAATACGGGGAAGGTTGATAAAAGATTCGCCGTTTTCAAGAGCCTGCCGGAACGCAAGTTCCGTTATCCCGGCGCCGTTTAACGTTCGGGCGCTGTCTACCTCAGTGCAGTCCCAGAATAAAGACCATTCCGATTCTGTTTTTGATTCCCAGGCGTCGGCCTGCTCATCAGTCAGATTCAGGATACTCCTGTCCAAGCGCGCCTGCAACTGCAAGCCGTTCCCGACAACATTTGTGCATACGGTATTGATCGCGCCCGTTGCCAGAGGAACGTTCCGGATCATGTCCCGGCTGCGCTGCCTCATCATATCAAGATCAAACTGGAGGGTTGCATTGGGGTCGGAGTCCTTAGGAGTCCACTCGGAAAGGGCCCTGCGGGATGTTGAAGCACCGAAATACATTCCTGATACTGCAAGAGCAAGACGGCTCTGTAATCTGCGGGCCCCTCTTACCGGGTCAAGAAAATTGATAGCCCGGTCAATGAAATTATCTTCGAATTCTATATTCTTGTGCCCGGCTTGGGTTTTGTATTTCAAGTTGGGGTACCTCCGCGCATTCTTATTCCTCCGCGGGAAAGCCGCTTTATTTCAGCGTCAAGCCTCATCATTTGATCGTAAAGCTCCTGAGAGCGTGGACGTCTGAGGTTCTTATCTCCAATGCCGTAGGCTTCCGCGTCAAGGGCTTTCAAATATGCCGCATGTGTGGCAGTATAGTCCGCCTGGGCGTCTGCAAGTGTTCTACCGGCCATAAATACTCCAGTGAATAGTTGATTTATGCATGGGGAGAGATTACAAAAAAGAGGAAGTACAGTGCAAAGAAGCATTTGAAGCATTTGAAGCATTTGAATGTTTTTTCAGGGGGTGTAATAAATAATTTCATAGAGTTAAGTTGTTTTTGAACAGTGTAAATTATAGATTTTTAAAATATTTATAATTGCTTAACATAATTAGGATTATTTTATGTGCGTTTTTTTTCGTGTTATTGACAATTTGGAGTAAATATTGTTGAATCTATATATGGTAACTGAATTATTAATTTACACTACATATAGTGGTAGTTTTACGCAATATAGGAGATAAAGTTGAAATACCAGTTATTTCTTGATGAAACAGGCGATCATGGGTTGAGTTATATTGATTATAATTTTCCTATTTTTCTTTTATGCGGATGTCTCTTTAGAGAGGATGATCTTATGAAAGTAGAAAATATGGTCGATGAGTTTAAAACAAAATATTTCGGTAGCAAAAATATTATTTTACATTCACGCGATATAAGAAAATGTGAAGGTCCCTTTCAAATTCTCTTTGATTCAAAGATAAAAAAACAATTTTATGAAGATTTGAACAAGATAATAAGTGACGCAAATTATTTTATCATTGGATCTGGAATACATAAAGAAAAACATATTGAAAAATATGGCAAAGGAGCTAAAGACCCATACAGCCTTTCCTTATCTTTTATAATTGAAAGGCTCATTTTTTGTTTAGATATATTTGATAAAAAAGCCGAGATAGAAATAAAGGCAGAGAAAAGAGGTAAAAAAGACGATGAAATGCTTCTTAACTATTATAATTCTCTTTCTGATAGAGGAACATCTTATGTAAGTCGAGAAAGACTACAAAAAAGAATAATTAGTTTTGGATGTTTTGGTAAGAAAGATAATTTAATAGGCCTTCAAATAGCAGATTTGTGCGCGTACCCGCTTGCAAGACATTTAATAAATCCTAATAAGCCTAATATTCCTTTTGAACTATTAAAAAATAAAATATATTGCAACAAAAACGGGGATTACAAAGGGTGGGGATTAAAGCTGTTTCCTTAAAAAGAAGAAAGCCTCTCGTGATGAGAGGCTTCTACCGACCGGGCGACACCCCGATCCAAAACTTTAATTCTCTTAACGATAGTATAGCAAGAAAAAGACCGGTGTCAAGTATTTAATCGCTAATTTGTTTCTTGGGTCATATCCCCTTACTCAGTACTCTTCTTTTTTTCTCGCCTGGTTGCACCTGGCGCTGAACGGTAAGAGGATCTCCTTTTTGAAGTACCCTCAGAACAGATTGCCGGTATATTCTGGTAGTACCGTTTACTTTGATAGCGTCAAGAGTGCCTGAGTCGCACCACATATATATAGTCTGTGCCGATACGGAAAAAAATTCCGCCACTTCGTCGGGTCTTAATAGCGTCTTTTCGGGCAGGTCCGGGCATTTTATCACTCTATGCCCCTGCTTAATACACGCCGGTGTTGTTTTTCCTGCGGGGCCCCTTCCCGGATTTGTTTTATCCTTTTTGACAACAGCTTCAGCGACGGCTGCCATTCGGCATCGGCGGCGGCCATGGCATAGACCGAACAATCCAAATAATGGTTTGCGGTGCGTACCCGGACCCATTCGGTCTGTCCGTTTCGTTTCTTCCGTAATTCTTCGGCAAGGAGTTCCCGGACAAACTCATTATCGGTACCGGCGTCAAATAAAATGCGCTGGGTATCGCCAGCAGCTCGGGTCAAACGCCAGTGAAAGAGTCCCTTAAACTGATTTGTGTCGAGTATGCGGAGCTCAAGGCCTCCGGGGATAGGTTTATTTTTGTGCGGGAATTTGTCAATAACCGTGAGTTTTACACGGCTTTGCTGGTCGTGAGACGCTCCTTTTACGCCGAAAATAGTTCCTCGGGGCTGTTTGCGGAGCCATTCATAAATTTCATCCGTCATGGTTTTTTCATTGTCGTTGGTATTCGGGCCCGGCCTGTTTCCACCTGTATCTATTGCAGCGCGCCAGATACCCATTGTCTCGGATGAGTTCTCGACCTGAAAACGGGCATGATAGACAAGGGCCTCGATGTCAGCCAGGGTACCGAGGTGGCCGTGCTGTATCTTCTGGGCAGTAAAACCAAGGACATCCTCAATCCAGGCGTAGATCGTAAAACGATAGCCCCAGGTATGGGAGTCAATCCCGGCAGTGAGAGCAAGCGCCGCCGCCGGGACAATGCCTGTGGGTAGGGTAACCCTGTGTTCCGCGAGAATGTTCTCTTCTTTCTTTGTCTCAACGACTTCTTTATATTCCTCTGCTCTTTTTTGCGTCACATAGACCATTTGCTTCTTCGGATCGTCTTCACCGCGTATGCGGGACGCGGCAACCTCTGAGAGGGACTCAAAAAGCGAATACCAGGCAGGAAGATGGAACGCCACGGACACCGGGCGAATGATTGGGTCCGCGGGCTGCCATTCTCCGTTTGCGTCGAACCGGCCGGGTACCCATCTGCCGTGTTTAACAGCCTGGTTGCGCATATAGTCATCCCAAAACATGCCGCACTTCGCGCAGGAATAGCGTCCGAGTTTGTTCCGGACAATGACAAGAGGGTTATGCTCATTTTTTAACGTGACAATATTCTCGTCACTCATGATCTGAAAGTGTCCACATATGGGACAGGGCACTTCATAGCGCCGCGTCTCATCGGCCTCATACTTCATTAACTCCGTAATAAGACATGGAGCTGCACCCGGAGAGGACAGCGCGAGGATCTTCTTTGTATGCGGGTATGTGTTTGTTCTGATCTTGCCGAGATACCAGGGATGAGCCTCCCTTTTTTCTCCGGTACCCGAATACCCCGGCCACTTAGAAATTTCATCGCCGATAAAATACCGCACATCCTCCGAGGATATCTCCGCTACGGAAGTTGCCCACGCCATCATGAGATCCATACCGTTAATAAAACGGATGGAAAGAGTAGTTGTATCATCATAACGAGGAGAAAGAAGCGACGCGAGGCGCGGGGAGGCCTTTATCATGGGCAGGATACGGCGCCGTGCAATACGCTTTGTAGTTTTTTCATCGGGCATGACGTACATCGCGCTTCCGGGGTCCTGATCGGCCGCATACCCGAGGCAATTAAAAGCAATCTGAGTCTTCACAACCTGAGGTGCAAAACACAGATATATTTCCCTGATCGACGGCACGGTCCAACAGTCCATAGGCTCAACAGCATATGGAGCGTTGGCATTTTGCCACCGTCCCGGCATAGGTCCGCCCGTGACAACCCGGTACCGCTCTGCCCATTGGCTGACAGTAAGGGGGAGGCCTGTCCGGGGGTCGCGTTCACGGGAAGCGAACACCCTGCGCTCTCCAGGGGTGAAGCGGATAGAGAGAGGAGGCGGGAAACCCCGTGAAACGTTATTCGTGAAATGTGATGTGTGAAGGGCTTGAGTCATATTATGCTGATACCTCATGCCGTTTTTCTATATCTTTTTGCCATTTGTGCTTTTTATCTTCCGGCATATGCGTTACGCATTCTTTACAATACCACTTTCCCTCAATATCTGATGAATAATATGTATATTTTCCGCAAATACAACAGATTTCAAGCGGTTCAAAGGCGTATTTAAACATTCCGCATTTAACACAGAATCCCGCGCCGTTACGGTATTCTCTGCGCTCAAACTGTGGATGATCACAGGCTTTATACTTTACGTATTTCTCATACGCTGCTGCCTCGGCCTCTTCAACTGTCTTGCCCTCGCCGCGAATGAAAGTTTTACATGTGGCATCTCTGGGAAAAGCTTCAAAAAAGGCCGTTGTGTATGCAGTATTTTCTGCAAGTTCTTTAATGGGATTACTTGATTCCATCATTTTTTCTAAAGAGCCTTTATCAACAACAATGCCGTGACTACCACATTGCACAAAACAGTCTGCAGGCCAAGGTTTAGCACATAAATAGGATTCACCGAATGATCTTCGGGCAAGTTTATTTGACATATTTATTCTTCCTCCTCTGTCTTATCACTTTCAGGAGGCTCATCACAGCCGACTTGGCCCTGTAATATCTCCTCCGGGATCCTGCCGGTAAGGTCAACCTCGGATTCCATAAAAACCCGGATCAGGTCCTTTTTCTTGCAGTTTTCAAACTTCTTTTCCTTAATCGTGTTGGCAAGAAAGGCAACTGCTTTCTCATCTGTAAAAATACCAAGGGAATTTCCCAGCTCAATTAATTCCGGAATTCTTTTTTTCTTAAGATACTCCTCTGTAATAACCCATTCGGTTTCAATATGTATCCCGAGGTGCTTTGCTATGAGGGGTTTGTATTCGAGCCCTCCGGCGATAGGTCCCTGGGCAATCAGCGGGTTGTCAATAAGCAGAAAACAAACTATGTTCCTTATCCAGGTATGGAGCAAAGGAACGGGCATTGCCTCCAGGGCAATCCATATTTTGCGCGTGACGTCTTCCTGATAGCCTTCAAGATTGTTTTCTTTAGCGAAGCGACATTTGGCATTATAATCACCATAGAGGAGAGCAAAAAGGGTCATGCGCAGTGCGCGGGCATCATCGTATTTGAGCAGCATAAATCTTTCCGGAATACTTTCACGGTAAAAGCGGTCCTGAAATTCCGGGCCGTGGTTTGCGGAAGTTTTAAATGAGGTGTTTTCAAATTCTGATTCACCGTGGTATATTTTTTCATAGCAGGCTTTTTCGCCCGTGCAAATCTTTCCCCAGGCAATTCTTACCTTGCCTGTCAGCTCAAGTACGGTGATATGTGACTGACATGTAAGACATTTTTGTATGTCGGCATTTCTTTTTTTCGCTGAATCAATGTGATGCTCATAGATTACGTTAAATTTACATTGATTGAACTCATCATCAAAAATAAAACCTGTTGTTCCAAAATCATTATAACCGTCCGGCCAGTGTTCGGTAAGCCAGGCCCGCTGTTTCTCGCGGAAACAGGCGGGATTGTTACAGCGTGATTTACTTCCGGAGAGATCATCGCCGAAAATAGTCGCCTGGGCGGATGAATTGGAAAGACAATTTTTACAGCCGTCCTTTGCCAAATTAAACTTTGCCTGCTTTAAGGGTATGGACCGGTTATTAATAGCCTGTTCGAGCATCTTTACTGTGACAGGGCGGGGGTTCCAATTATTACCCTGCTTCGGGTCAAGATAATCTTCATAAAATTTTGTGATTTCATCTTCCGGGAGCCGTATAAGAGGTTATTTTCCTGCCAGATGGTAAGGATATAGTCCGGGAGGCTGAGCACAGCAACGCGGCGCTGAATATACCGGTGGTTGATACCTGTGCGCTCAGCAAGTTCGGCAACGGCCTTATCAGCGCCTTTGCGATCTACATAAAGCTTAAATGCCTTGGCCTCTTCATATTCGGTAAGATTTTCCCGCTGAAGGTTCTCGATGGTCATCACATCAAAAGCCTGGTCATCTGTGAGATCCTTAACCAGGGCAGGAATTGACTCTTTGCCGGCTTCTTTCGACGCCCGGAAACGGCGCTCACCGGCAATAAGCTCAAAGCTTCCGGAACCGTTGAGAGCCCGGACTATAACCGGCTCGATAACGCCCTGTTTTTTGATGGATGCCACCAGCTCGTCGAAAGCGCGGCCCTCGAAACACGTCCGGGGGTTGTGTGGATTAGGGGTGATATTTTTAAGATTTACTTCTTTATACATGCTATCCTCCTTTTACTCATTCTCATCTGTGTTCTCTTCTTCTGTTTCATCCTTGCCGGCTTGCTCAAAAATCTTTTCATAGGCTGTAACGTCGACCTTGAATTCTTCTTCCTGCAAATACCGGGAAAGAAAATGTTCAAAAGCATTGAGACAGAAATCTATTAAATCCGGGGTTTTTGTTGCGTCGCCATCGACAATGTTTATTATTGCCGGCGCCTGACTCCGAAAAAAGTTTTCTCCATCGGTGCGGAAAATAGAAGCGCGGGCGGCAAGATCTGTCTCTACAGTCTCACGGGGAATGAGCTTTTGTTCCAGGGAACCTACCCGGAGTTCCCAATGCCGCGCGCGGGCCAGTTTTTCGCGGGTTTCCACATCGAGCTTATCTTTTTGCGCCTTGTCGAGGAGTTTTCCTCCCGAAGGGGTTCCGTCGGAGAGTTTCAAATGTGTCTTGGCATATTTTTCAACATCAGCCAGAGGATATTTTCCCTCTTTGTTCGGCCTGATCTTACCGGCCGTCTGGTGATTGTATATTGCGGACTTCTTTATTTTATATCCGGATGTCTGGAGATATTGAACAACGGCATGAAGATTTTCGAAAGCCTCGGGGGTTGATTCCTGGACTATGGTTTTTGTTTCCTGATCGGAGGTCAACTGAGAGGATGCTGAACCGGCAGACTCTTCTGGTGTATAAATTCCCCTTAATTCTTTATCCAGGATATCAAAAGTTTCGAGGTCTTTTTTGCTTAATATATCCCCGGAGGTTACTTTTTGAAGCAAATTATTATACATTTTTGGTTTAATTAATTTGCCTGCAGCGAGATTATTAAGAATGACGTCGGTTTTATCAGGGATTTTGTTATTAGCGTCGGTCATTTGTTAATTAGAGTCCTCACTTTCTCAAACTTATTCCGCCAAATACGTACCGTTTCTTCATTCCCACCCAAAATATCAGCAATATAACGAGCCGGTTGATTTATACCCAAAAATAATGCAAGAAGAATAATGGCCCGGAAATCCATGTGTATGCCCTGGAACATTGTTCCGGTCAAAGCCGTGAACCACTTACCGCAATGATGGCACTTGATCCTCTCATTGTGCCAGAAACGATATTTATATTTTTCAGATAATGCCTGATTACATTTCGGACACAATGGACCTTTTGGGTGCAGTTTTTCAAGTATGGTCAATCTACAAAGCTCTTCATCCAAAAACCACGCATTAAAATTCCTGGACACGTCCTCCGGTAGTAAATATCCCGCCCGGTCATTTATCAAACCTGCTTTAATTTCATTCATGCCAAATATTCCTTTGTGCTATATTTTCAGGTACTTCCATTTTTCCACCTCCGATTTTATTCAAAACCTCTGAATCCTCGCCGTCTTCGAAACCGTTAGAGAAAAACATCTTAGGGAGGACCCGCTCATTATGCGGGGGCATATAAGCCTTCCCGGATAGCTGCCTGAATCTCTTCCAGTGATTCAACTTCAGATTTTGGTATATTAACAGGTTCACCCGTTGCTAAATTTCGCTTAATACCATCCTTGCCGATGACAAATGCGGGTTTCTTTTTTTCCTTTTCTGTGAAGGTATTTTCGGGTTTTTTTGTTACAAATTGGTGTGTAAGTCTATCCCAATTTCTCCTCAGCGCATCTCCAGACAGAATATTACGGCCCCAGAATACATCGTCATGTGTTGCTTTCTTTATGACTTCCTCAATAATTGAGGGATCCTGTTTGTCAATGCGGAGTAGCTTCTCAATATCTTTAGCCCAACGAGTGATAGTTGTATCTTTCTGTTTTGGTGTTTGGGCTTTTAATTTGCTGTATGGGTTTGCTTTTATAATCTCTTCAAAAAGTACACTGCCGAGGTATGTTTCTTTTAGTATAGTTAAATACGTATAGTTCGAGTGCATCTGGTGCACTGGTACCGGTGCATCTGGTGCACTGGTTAACCCTTCGACCGGTGCATCTGGTGCACTGGTTAACCCTTCGACCGGTGCATCTGGTGCACTGGTTAACCCTTCAAATATGGGATTAGTGATCTCTAATCGCCACTCAGAAACGTCATTTAGATGATATTTGTTAGGTTTCCCAGTCTTACGCTGAGTGGTAATCATATGCAACTGTTCTAATAGAGCTATCGCATTTATGACCGGATGTTTTGAACAATTCCACTCTTCGGCTATAGTCTCAATCGACGGCCAGCTATCTCTTGATTTATTTCCGGCGTGGCACAGGAGACTATTATAAACAGCACAGCCAACAACCCCTATAATTTTACCAGCCTTTAAAACCAGATCATTATTTGGCTGATAGAAATTAAATTTTCTGTCGTCGACCGTTTCGATTTGTTCAACAGTTTTTTTATCATTGATGGATTTTGCCAATATACACCCGCTTCCGAGCGGCTTCTGAAGCGGGTGTATATCTAATATTGGCGGTAAGTCGATAAAATTCGAGTCCCGCCTTCGGCATTATATAATATATAATAATTATAATGGGTTAGATTTTGTCTAACCCAATTTTTTATGTCCATGAAATGTCCATGGACATAAAACTTAATGAGTTTGTACATCCATAAATTTCTTCCGGCATAGTCGTTTCTCCCATAACAGATAAATTTAAACCCTAAACTGATATAAGTCCAAGAAACAGGACAAACCAAGGAGACTTCTATGCAAATTCAAGAAATTGAAGTAGAAGAAAATGATTTTCTGAATTTTACAATCGATTGCAATTCAACATTGCTTGATATCATTGTTGAGCTAATCTTATATGATAAACTAAAAAAAATGGATAATGATATTCAGGGGGGTGAATAATGGAAAACAAAGATAAGTGCGCTGTTTATACAAGATACAGCTCTGATAACCAGAAGGAAACATCTATAGAAGATCAAATAAGAATTTGTGAAGGGGCGGCACAGTTAAAAAGGTGGGAAATACTAACAGATTATATATTTGCCGACAAGGCTCAACCTGGTACCAGAGTTGCTCCACGAGAAGCATTCAAGGAGATGATGAAGGTTGCAATAAGCGGGAAATGTCCTTTTAATAGGATCATTGTGGATAGTACATCGAGAATTGCCAGAAATACCAGAGACGCACTTGATACCTTTTCTTTACTTAGTTTTTGCAACATACACATTTATTATGTTTCTCAGGATATTGATACATCTGTTGAAGGTGCTGAAGCGATGATTACCGTTAATGGGCTAATAGATTCTTTTTTTATTAGAAATCTACGAAAAGAAACTCGTAGAGGTATTGAGGGAAAAGTACTCAGTGGATATAGCGGTGGTGGTAGGAGGTATGGGTACAGATCAGAGCCTGTTTTCAATGGGAAGGTGGATATATACGGGAATCTGGAGGCCGATGGGTATAGATTAAAAATTGATCCGTTGGAGGCTGATACAGTTACAAGAATATTCAGACTTTTTGGTGAAGAAAGATATAGCGCTAAAAGAATTGCACACTTATTTAACAAAGAGTTGAAGGAGAAAGGTGAACCAAAACCATCAAAAGGTGGATGGTGGTCTGTAAGCTCGATTCTGGGTAGTAAAAAAATGGGTACTGGGATATTAAATAATGAATTGTATGTTGGTAGGTATTATTGGAATCGCACCAAATCAGCAATGCACCCAATGACTGGGAAGAAAAAGAAGACTATGAATGAAAAAGATCAATGGGTTTTGGTGTTGGCGCCACATCTGAGAATAATAACCGATGAAATATGGACTAAAGCAAAAGAAAGACAGAGAACAATAACAGAATTGTCCTGCGGGAGATATACAAAAGGCAAAGCGGTCTACTCATACAATCTGTTTACGGGACTGATCAGTTGCAATGAGTGCGGGGGAAAGATCGTTGTGGTTTCAGGGGGTAAGTATGGTAAATATGGTTGTTCTAACAACTGGAACAAGGGCTCTTCCGTATGTGGTAATGATTTAAAAATATCTAAGAATATTTTGGAGGAAGAAATTCTTGGTAGATTAAGAATAAAATTTAGTGAAGAATCGATACACTACATTGTCGAACAGACGAACAGTTGCCTCGAAAAGAAATTGACAGAATATGCTTCTAATCCTCGAAAAGATATGATGGAAAGAGAGTTAAAAAAGACTGAAAGAGAATTAGAAAATGTTGTGAACGCAATAACAATTGGTATTTTTTCAGAAGCAGTCAAAAAAAAGCTTGTTGAGCTTGAGAATAGGAAACAGGAAATTATGAGAAAGATGAACGAAGTAACAGACAAAAAGATGCGGAATATAAAATTCACGTCCTATGATGAAATACTAAATTATTTGGGAGACATATCGAAGCTACTACATATTAGCCCTATACTCGGAAGAGAATTTCTTTCAAAGGTTATTTCCGGTATCACCTTGAATGTTCCCGATGCAAAATTAAAAGTGTATACCAATGCAAGCGTTTAG